GGAAGGGCAGGCGCCGCCAGTCGCCCGCGGGCGCGGTGCCGTAGGTGGCCTCGGGGCTCGTGAGCAGGCGGCAGTTGGCGCCGATGGCACGGGGCATCGGGGATCTCCGGGATCAGCGGGGAGGAGAAAGGTCAGGCCAGCGGCGAGCCGGCGACGGTGAAGAACAGCGCGACGGGGACCGAGGCGGCGCGGGCGGCGGCGGCGCCCTCCACCTCGACGTCCTCGAAGTCGGGGGCGCCGGGCTGCGCCCATTCCACCATGCCGCCGAGGGTGCGGTCGGCGGTGACCGCGGCGGCGATGGCCACCAGCAGCGCGTCGAGCAGCGTGCTGCGCGCGGCGGACGTCGCGCCGGCGACGGTGACCTCGATCGCGGCGCGGTGCTCGATCGCCCAGGCGAGGGGCGACAGGATCGCGGTCTCCTCCACCGTCTCCCCCTCGCGGATGACGGCCAGCCCGCCGGGCGGCAGGCGCTGCGGCACGGTCTCGCCGCGCAGGACCAGGGGTGCTGGGTTCCTGCCCGCCAAGGAGGTGGCGAGCCGACCGTGCAGCGCCGCGATGGCGGTCTCCCGCATGCTCATGGCGCCGTCCCCCCGCTCTCGTCGGACGCATGCGTCCGACCCCAGGCCGCCACGAAGCGTCCCGGCAGCCGGCGCAGGCCGCGCTCGGCGGCGCCCTTCACGTCCAGCCGCTTGGCGAGCTTCACCTGCGGCAGCAGCAGGAACATCGGCACCATGCCGCGGGCGAGCATCCCCCGCGCCCAGACCTCGCGGCCCTTGCGGTTGCCGGTGCCGATCTCGGCGAGGCCGCCAGCGATCAGGCGGGTCCGACGGCGCCGCCCGGTCGGCTCGCCCTGCCGCAGCGGCAGGCACCAGACGAAGCCGCGGCCGGAGCGGAACGGACGGAGGAAGGCTTGGCCGGACGCGACCATCTGCGCCGGGGTCACCCGCAGGCCCTTCCCGCCGCGCCCTCTGCGTCCCCGCGCCGCGTTGAAGCCGGTCGGGATCGCCAGGAACTTCCGGCCACCCTTCGCCCGGATCAACGCCCCGCGCTCGAAGGCGTCGATGACGTTCGGCACCTTGGTCCAGACCAGGCCGGCGGGCCGCAGCGACTGCCCTGAGCGCGGGAAGACCTGCGACCGCCAGGCATGGGCGATGCCGCGGGCGTTGCCGCCGAAGGCGCCGGTCACCTGCTGGCGGAGCTCCTGCTTGACCTGCTCGGTCTCGGCGCGGATCGCCTGCATGGCCGCCCGCTCGCCGGCCCGGACCTTGGCGGCGAGCACCTGGCGCAGGTCGCCGAGGATGGTGGCGGTCAGCCTCACAACGCGCCGCCGGCCGGCGGCAGGCCAGTGCGGTGCCGAATGATCGCCACCGCGAGGTCGTGCAGCGCGGCCTGGCCGAGGTAGCCGAACACGAAGGCGAAGAGGAAGCGGCCGTATTCGTTGAACTCGAGGAAGCCGCCGAGCGCATAGCCGGCGCTGCCGACCAGCGCGGCGGAGGGCACCTCCCAGGCGAGGCACCAGCCGAAGCGGCGGCGCTCGGGGTTGTTCCACCGCACGAAGCCGCCCGCGAGGCCGGCCGCGGCACCGAGCAGCAGGTCGCGCAGCATCTCCAGCAGGGTGAGGGTGGTCTGCGGCATGGCACGCTCCTATCGCTGGCAGAGGACGCGCCAGGCGGTGCCGGAGGCGTCGCGCTCGGCGTGGGTGACGGTGAGCAGGTCGGGGCCGAGGGCGAAGCTGTCGCCGGCGGCGAGGTCGGGTAGGGCGGCGATGGCGACCGAGAGGACGTCGGTGGCCGAGAGGATCTCCGTCCCGAAGGCATCGGCGACGCGGTCCGGGGAGGACCGCAACACCCGCAGGGCGATCGGCGCGCCGGTGCCGCCCTGCCGGTAGACGGCGTCGGCCCCGAGGTTCGGATCGGCGACCAGCACCGCCATCGCATCGGCGAATGCGTTCACCGCTTGCCTCCCTCCGCGGGATTGAGCCGCCGCACCGCGGCCAGCCGCCCGGCGCAGTCGGCATGCGCGGCGTCGTAAGCCAGCAGCAGCTCGGCCACCTGCCCCTGGGTCAGGCGGTCCGAGGCCGGCAGCGCCGGCGCCGCGGCGCAGACCAGCAGCGCGTCAGGGAGGCGGAGCGGCAGCAGGCGGATCTCCGGCGCCGCGGCTGGCGCGCAGGCGCTCGATAGCAGCGCGCAGCACAGGGGCAGCGCCGATGGCATGGCTCGGGTCACGGCGGAGGGCCTCCAGGTCGGCACCGAGGCGCGCGGCTTGGGCGCGGGCGCGCTCGGCCTCTCCGGTCAGCGCGGCGATGTGGCGCGCGTGCTCCGCCGTGGCCTGGGCGAGCGCGGCGGCATTCGTCTCCGCCGCACGGCTGGCCATCGCCGCGTCGAGGCGGGCGGCGTCGCGTTGGGTGCGGAAGTGCCAGGCGGTCAGCGCCGTCATGGCGACGGCCGCGGCCAGACCGATGGGCACGGCGTGCCGGCCAAGCAGCGCCAGGATCGCCGCGCCCATCAGGGATAGGCCTCGCGGTCGAGCTCGAAGTGCGGGCCGTCGCGGAAGGAGGTCCAGTCGCCGCCCCAGACGATCGGCACGCCGAGCTCCTTCGCCGCAGCCTTCATCGCCGCGCCGATCTGCTCATACAGCGGCCAATCCCAGCGGATCTCGCCCTGCTCGACCGCGCCGTCGCCGTCGTCGAGCCAGTAGGCCAGATCGACGGCGTGGCCGGTGAGGTGCCGGCTGTTCATGGTGCGCGAGGCGCCGATCGCGACCAGCCGGGCTTGGCGCTCGCGCGAGCGCAGCCCCTCCGTGACGATGAAGGGCACCGCCTGGCGGGCCCGCTCGACGACGCGCACCAGGTCGCGGTGCACGCCCTCAAGGCGCGCACGGTCGCGCGGCAGCAGCATCACGCCCCCGAGGCCGGCACGCGAGCCAGCATCACCCGGACCGTGGCATCGGCCGCCAGCGCCGCTACGGTGCAGAGGCCGACCTGGTAGTTGCCCGTCGCGGTGGTGGTGATGCGGCGGTTGGTGTTGTCCCAGAACACCCGGGCGCCCTGGCTGATAGCGAGCGAGGGCTCCTTGGTGAGTTCGAACTCGCCGCGGGTTTCGCATTCGACGCTGGCGCTTTGGGCGGCGTCGGATGCCGCCACGCCGAAGAAGGCGCCGACCAGCATGCCCTGGCCTGAGAGGATGCCCCCGGCATAGGGCACGACCATCGGGATGGCGCGCGCGTCGGGGCGGATGCAGTTGCGCATGAAGGGGTCTCCTGAAAGCGCGCAGGGCGCCGACCGGAGTTCCGGCGGCACCCTGGCGCGATACGGATGGGAAGGGAGCGGCGGGATCAGGTGCCCGGATTGAACCAGGCGCCGCGCCAGTCGATAGCGCCGACGCCAAAGTCGAAGATCACGCTGACCTCGACGCCGTCCGCGCCCTGCACCGGGCCGGTGGTGACCTGCGGCCCCTCAGCGCCGTTCAGGTAGCCGTAGACGTAGACCGGCGCCGCAACCGGGTCGGAGAACAGGTACCAGCGGTTCGCCGGGATCAGCGGCTCGATCACCGGCTGCACGAAGCCGGCAAAGACGTTCGCCTTGCCGATCTCGCTCGCCTGCACCACCACCGTTGCCTGGCGGGCGGCGAGTTCGAGGTTCGGTCCGACCAGCAGGCGCATCGTCTGGCCCATGGAGATCGGCAGGCCGTCCAGCGTGCGCTGCTTCATGATGGCGGTGCGGCCGGCGCCGATGGTCGTAGTGTCGAGCACCGTGCCGGTGCTGGCTTTATTGGCGCGCGCAGCGCCGGTGGCGAACACCGGCGCGCTGCCGGTGGTCAGCGTCGGGCCGTCGCCATTGGCGCTGTTGAGCAGGTTGTAGGCGGTGGCGTTCTCGAACTCGGCGACGCGCCGGCCGATTGCCGCGGCGAAGTCGGTGAAGGCGCCGAGGTCGTCATTGACCAGCATCGGCCGCGTGACGCGGATGCGTCGCGCGAAGGTCTGCAGCAGGACGATCTCCTGGCTCTCGGACATGGTGCCGACCTGGATCTCGCCGTTCTCGGCGAGCGGCAGCAGGGTCGGGAAGTCGCCGATGCGAAGATGCCGGTGCGGCTTGAAGTCGCGGAAGTCGCGCCGGAGAAAGATCTGCCGATAGGTCGGCTGCGCCGGCTGGTAGGCGGCGAGCAGCATCTTGTTGGCGGCGGCCGCGAGCAGCAGCGGGAAGTCCGAGCTGGTGTGGAAGGCGCGCTCGGCGAGCAGGGTCGGATTGCGGGGCGGGTTGCGCTCGCCGCGGCGGGCGAGCAGCTCGCGCAGCATGTCGGAGGGGCGCCAGCCGAGGAACTCGGCATGCCGTCCCGACCCCTGGGGCTGGTAGCCCGGCATGGCGCGGGCGGCGAGCGCCTCGGCCATGGCGTCGAGCGTCTGCGCCGGGTCGTCGTGGCCGGGGCCGGTCTCGGGGCGGGCGGGAATGGACGGGCGCGGCCCCTGCGCCACCAGGGCGTCGAACAGGGCGCGCCGGGCCTGGTCGCCGGTCCAGCCCTGGGCGATGGCCTCGGCACGGATCGGGGTGATGCGTTCCGCCGGCAGCAAGGCGCGGGCGGCCTCGACTGCGGTGTCGATGCCGGCGATGCGCTCGCGCTCGGTGCGCTGCGCCTCGGCGCGGACCGCGTCGAGGTCCGGTGCGGCGCGGATCGGCTCGGGCGGCGTGGCGGGCGCGGTCCGGTCGGCCGGTGCGGGGCTGGTGGTCACGGTGGTCTCCTGGGGCGGATGGGTCGGCGGCGCCGGCGGGGCGGCCGGCTCGGCCTGCGGGGCCGGCGTCGTCTCGGGCATGGGTGGGTCCTCGTCAGGCAGGGCGGGCTCGATTGCCGGCGCGGGGAGGCCCTGTTCCCCCTGCGCGCGCACCGCCGCATCGCGGTCCACCGGGACCGGCACGACGGAGATCTCGAAGGGCTCCCAGTCCACCGCGCGGTGGACGGTCTCGCCGGTGGCGGCGTCGGGCCGCGGTTCGTAGCGGTGCACGCGGTAGCCGACGCTGACGGCGCGCAGCGTGCCGTCGGCGATGCGCTGCCAGACCGGCTCGACGTCGGCCGCCGAGGAGAATTGCAGCGTGGCGTAGCCGCGGCCGGCGTCGAGGCGGGCGGCGACGACCCGCCCCAGCACGTCGCGCGCGCCGCCGCGGCGGTGGGTGTCGAGCACCGGGGCGCGGCCGGAGCGGAGCGCCTCCATGCGCACCGCGTTCGGCGACATCTCCAGCTCCTCGGTGATCGGGCCGAGGGCGGGGACGAAGTTGCGGGCGCGG